TACAATCGCAAAAGCAGCACTAGCAGAAGGCATTTCCACTGCTAAAATGAGTCGCAGTGTTAAAAATAAAATTATAATAGATGACTATTATTATAGTGTTATTTGACACATTTTGTTGCGTTTGTATAAAAACAAAAATATTATAAAATTTGTAAATTATATTATATATATATATATATAATATAATGTCAACTTATTCGTTGAATAATGTGAACTACTCTTACACAGTAGGTTCTGGAATTGCGAGTGTAGCATCATCATCGGCAATAATATCAGGAAGTGTGGATATTTTAGCCAAGTTTACTATTTCTAATATGGAATATACTGTTACAAGTATTGGAGATTTTGCCTTTCATGTTAAACAAAATATAACAAATGTAACAATCCCTAACACAATTACTAGTATAGGAATACATGTATTTGAACTTTGTACAAGCTTAACCAGCATTACAATTCCCAGTTCTGTTACAACTATTGGCAATAACGCATTTAATGCTTGTTCTGGACTAGCCACAATAATATTACAATCAAATTTAGCAAATTTTAAAGAAGCATTTATAAGAATAAATAACGCAAATTTAAATGTCACTTTGAATTATGTAGGAGCTATTCTTGATGGTATGTTTTATAATTTTGATAAATTGACAACTATTACAATTGGACCCAATATTACAAGTATTGGTTCACAAGCATTTTATAATAATAATCAATTAAAAAGCATAACAATTCCTAGTTCTGTTACAAGTATTGGCGCTTCAGCATTTCAAGATTGCTCTAGTCTAACCAGCATAATAATTCCCAGTTCTGTTACAAGTGTTGGCGATTATGCTTTTAGTGGTACAGGTTTAACAAATATTATTTGTAATACTTATTTAGTAAGATTTGGTTTTGGATTTTTTGGATTGAATAATGTAAACCTTCAAATTACTTTTGATTATGTAGGCGCTATTCCAGATGGTGCTTGTAATGGTCGCTCTAATCTAAAAAGTGTTACAATTGGGTCTGGTATTACAAGTATTGGCACAAGTGCGTTTCAAAATTGTTCTACCTTATCAAGTATAATAATCCCCAGTTCTGTTACAACTATTGGCACAAGTGCGTTTACTGGTTGTTCTACCTTATCAAGTATAATAATCCCCAGTTCTGTTACAACTATTGGCACAAGTGCGTTTTACAATTGTTCTAGTTTAAAAAGCGTTTATTTCTTAGGCAATATACCAACAATTGCTACTAATAATTTTACAATAACTGGCGACACTGCTTACCATATTACAGGAGCAACAAATATTACTAGATTATCAATGTTTACAACTAAGACTAGTTTTTCTTTATTACAAATGTATACATTAATAGGATATATACAACCATCACCAGTTATTACAAGTATTACCACAAGTGATGGAACAGTGTCTATTAATTTTACACAATTAAAAAATTTAAAAATACCCACTATTACAAACTATGCTTACAGTACAGATGGAATCAATTACATTGATTTGAGTCCTGCGCAAATATCAAGTTCATTACAAATAACTGATACATTAAATATTGGTCAAACATATTCATTTACGATTAAAGCATATAATGGAATATATAGTGACGCATCAAATTCAGTGAGTGTAAAAATATTATCATCTCAACCGGCTCCTGTCATCACATCAGAAACACTTACAAGTGGAAATAATACAACAGCTAAAATTTATTTTACACAAAATACAAATAATGGTAATGATATTATTAGTTACTTTTATAGTATAGATAATGGAACAACATTTACAGATTTGGGTCCATCAAATAAAACAAGTCCATTACAAATATCTGGACTAACTAATGGCCAAACCTATTCATTTATAATCAAATCATATAATGAGTTATATAGTAATAATTCAAATACTCTAAGTAATGTATTTATAAATTATCCCCAACCTGCTCCTGTCATCACATCAGAAACACTTACAAGTGGAGAGAATAACACATGTAAAATTTATTTTACACAATCTACAAATGACGCAAATGCTATTATTAGTTATTTTTATAGTATAGATAATGGAACAACATTTACAGATTTAGGTCCTTCAAATAAAACAAGTCCCTTACAAATAACTGAATTAACTAATGGACAAACTTATTCATTTATAATTAAAGCATATAATGGACTATATAGTAATAATTCAAACACTGTAAGTAATATATTTATAAATTACCCCCAACCTGCTCCTGTCATCACAACAGAAACACTTACAAGTGGAGAGAATAACGTTGGTTATATTTATTTTACACAATCTACAAATAACGCCAAAGCTATTATTAGTTACTTTTATAGTATAGATAATGGAACAACATTTACAGATTTGGGTAGTTCAAATAAAACAACTCCACTAAAAATTAGTGGTCTAACTAATGGTCAAACCTATTCATTTATAATCAAATCATATAATGGATTAATAACAAATCCAATGTATAGTAACAATTCAAACACTGTAAGTGATGTATTTATAAATTATCCCCAACCTGCTCCTGTTATTACTAAACTTGTAAATACTATTCAAGGATTAGATGTAACTTTTACACAAGCAATAAATAATCCAAGAAATAAACCAATAACAGAATATTATGTAAATAATGGTACCAATACTATTTATACATCAGTAATTAAAAATTTAACAAATAGTATAACTGAAATTAGACTGCCAACACAACCATCTGGTAAACAATTAAAGATAACTTTAAAATCATTTAATGGTTTAAAAACAGAACCATTATTAAGTGAAGCATCTAATGTATTTACTTTTACACAAGCAGTTGCAATGGCCAAAGTTACTACAAAAAAAAAATAATAGAATTTTATAAATTAGTATATTCAATAATATAATTTATAAAATATTTTATAAATACCCCCGTTTAATCAACGCGCTCCATGTCAGAATCCTTAGACACAGCAAAGGGTCCACTTACAAGCTCAGACCTTCCGTAATCACTCTGTCCAGTGACAATATTGTCACCATCAAATAGCTCACTGCGAATATCTGCCACCGAGATAGTCTCCGAACCAGCCAACTTAGCCTCCTGACTATTAGTAACTCCAACCAAATTGCCGTCTTTGTCAATATCCTGAGTCAAAGAGCTGCCATGCTTTTCGGCATTCTTCTTATTATCATCAATTGCTTTCTGCTTAGTCTCCTTAACACGCTGCTCAAATGCGGTCTTTGCTGTCGCCTCATTCTTCTGCTTCTCCTGAGCCAGCTGGTTAAGCTCCTCCTCCATATACTCAACACGTCCAGTCTTGTAAGCCTCAGGGTCCCAGCACAACCACTGACCAACAGGCCCAACAAACACATCAAAACTAGGGTCAGTCTCTCGCAACAATTTAGCACGCATTTCCGCCTCCTCTTGCGTCTGGAAATTGCCTCTAGACTTGAATCCTCTGACAGATGTCTGGAAGTTGTGCTTGATACTAAACTGCTTCTCAAGGTCGTCCTCGTGCTTATCCAAAAATGTCTTATAATCGTCTTCAATAGAGGAGTTAATAATGTTCTCGCGCTCCTCAGTAACGAACCCCTCATAATCCTTCATGACATCCTCAAAATTCAACTTGTATTTATAAGAAACAAAATTAATAAATTGATGAAACTTCTCCATTGATTTAGAGAATTCCCACTTCTTTAGGAATTCTTCAAAAAAGAACATTTCCTTTTGCTTCAAAATTTTCTCGGGAGTAATAAACGAAAAACAACCAAATTGTTGGCCAGCAATAGGCTTGTCAAGTTCTAGTAAGTCAACATATTTAGGATTAGGAGAGCCATCAGTTCTTTGTTTTCGCTCAAACGCTAACTTTTTGGAGACATTCGATTTTGATTTTCCACTCATTTATATATTTAGTTAGTTGTTCGTTTTAAGTTTTAATTTTGTAAATTATTATTTTACAAAATTAAAACAATAAAAACAATAAAACAATAAAAATAAACAACTAATCAAATTATTATTTTTTCTTTTTTATTTATATAATATATAACAGAATGGCTATGTTTGACGTTACTGAACTTGTAAAGAGAATTGTTAAATATTTAATTGAGGGTTTGATGGTGGCAATTGCCGCTTTTGCTATTCCCAAGAAGTCTTTGAATATGGAGGAGATTATTTTGCTTGCTTTAACAGCCGCAGCTACTTTCGCCATATTGGACACATACATTCCTAGTATGGGAGTGTCGGCGCGCACAGGTGCCGGATTCGGTATTGGTGCTAACTTGGTTGGCTTCCCCGGTGGTCTTTAAATCCACCTTTTTTATGCGCAGCTAAAAGCCAAATATTAAAGTATAATATATTTTATTCATTTATAATATATTATGGATAACAAATCTAAATCAAGTTCAAGTTCAGGCTCAGGCTCAGGCTCAAAATCTAAAGCAACCCGCAAAAATAAATCAAAGTCAAGAACTAATACATCAAGAGCACCAATTAGCAAGAAAGAAACAAAATCAGACTTAGATGATGACCTATATGAAGTAGTTGGTAGTATGACATCACGACAACCAGTAGCTAGACCTCAATCAATTGCACCAAAGACCCAAAGAAAACAAACACCAGTGTACCAACAACGCGTATTAGTGTCTTCAAAAATTAGAAAACAAGGTATTTTTTTTAAAATTACACGAGAATATTCAGATGGAACAAAAGAGAATGAAAATATAAACACTGATGAAAATAAACCAGTAACACTTGTATTTCAAAAACAAAAAGAATTACGTAGTCAACACGGTTGGCCTGGTGTTGAAATTACTAAGTATTTTAGCGATGGGCGAATTGAAAAAACAAAAGACTGGAAATATAATAAGGAGAGGCGTTAAACTACAAAAATAAATAATATATTTTAATCATATTATAATATATTATGGATAGATTATCTCTAGCAGATTTACATGTCTCTTCAAAGTCAAAGTCTCCAAACTCAAAGTCTCCAAACTCAAAGTCTAGTTCTAAGACTCGTAAAAATAAACGTTCGTCAAATAAAACACGAACAGATAGACATCAAGATTTGGCCAAAACAGTGAGACATGGCGACCTACCAAATCCGCTTGCCAAAACAATTAGACATGGTGACCTACCAAATCCGCTTGCTAAAACAATTAGACATGGTGACCTACCAAATCCACTTGCCAAAACAGTAAGACATAAAGACCTTGAAAAAAATAAAAAGGGAGGAAAAAGAAAACGACATTAAGCTTTAAACAGTCGCTACGCTTTAAACAGTCGCTACGCTTTAAACAGTCGCTACGCTTTAAACAGTCGCAATAAACTCCCAATCCAATTCTATACACATCTTCTTCCACGTCTCATCTTGCTCAATCAACTTCTCTCTGTCTTTCAACATAGGAATATCAGCCAAATATTGACTTTCGCCAAGAAGCTCACAAAATTTAAATAATACATAATAATAATTCAAAAAATTAACACGATAATCCGGACATGTTTTAGAATATGGTGATTGAATTTCCATAAACAAGTTACACAATGTCTCTTCCAATTCGGGACTAAATACAGGTGGTTTAAGACCCAATTTATTTTTAATAAATGCTATATGCTCATAATATTTATTAAACCCTAGTTTCTTAAGAATTTCTTTTGTCTTGTAATGTGTTAGTTGTTCCAAATTAATTCTCTCTTTTTTAATTTGTTGCTGTATTTGTTCAACAACATCATCTGGAATTTGAGTCGTTTCTTTTCCTTGAAACTGAGCTAAAATTTCTTTAAAATGATTAATTTTTTTATACGCATAAAAACACACTTCCTTGGGCGGTTCCTTGTAAGATGGTTTTTCATTCTCTATTAAATAAGGTATACTAACAGCACATATATTACAAATTAGAACTCCCTCATCGTCAAGTGGTATCAATTCTCCCTTATAACAGCTCTGACAAACATCAGTTGATTTTACAAACAAATTCATATCAATAAATGATTCATCAATATTACTCAAGTATTTTTGAACAATATTTTTATTACGATTTTCAGACAATGAATTATCTTTTTCTGTTTTTTGTATTTTAAAAAAATTAAACAACATCTGACTTTTTGAACTGTTGCCTGTTTCTCCTGATTCATCAGTATTGTCGATATTTTTTTTATTTTCAAAATACTCAAAAATATATTTTGAATTATCTAGAAAATAATTGTTTTTTCTTGCTTTAATTTCATTTATGGTATTTTTAATCTCTTTTATTCGGTCTTTAATTTCCATTACTTGTTCAATTGGTAAAGATGAATTTGTATTTGAATTAGGAGTATAATTAGAAATTTGTTGAAGCAGTTGTTGTTTTTCTTCTTTTAATCTAGGAATAATATCACATTCATCTTTTGAAAAATCAGTCATAATTTCTTTGTGTTTGCCATCTAATGTGGTAGAATACCTTTTACATACTTTTATTTTTTTTGTAGCCTTTGGTTTGAATGATGGCATTTTTATAATACTTATATTATAATAATTAATTTTATTTAATTAGATATTTTGTGAAAGTATATATTTTTTATAAAATGTAATTTGGAAAGAATGTAATTTGGAAAGAATGTAATTTGGAAAGAACTACTTTAGAAAATATTTTATATAAGTTTAAAGATTAAATATTGTTTCTCATTATTTGTTATGTTAATGGACATTGATATTAAGATAACAAATAATGAAAAACAATTAGACCTAGAAATAGACAAAATAAAATTTCAAAAAATGGTGTTTTTATACAATGCTTTAGACAATGGTTGGTCAATTAAGAAACGAAATGATTCATATATTTTTACTAAAAATCATGAAGGTAAAAAAGAAATATTTGATGAACAATATTTGTCCATATTTATGAAGGAAAATGTAAACATTAATAATATATTGAAATAATATGTAGGGAATTTAATTAAATTTAAGTGTCGTCAAAATTTAATTAAATTAGAATTCAGAAAATTATTTTCTTTAGGAATAATATAAAATGGGAGGCGGACTTATGCAACTCGTAGCTTATGGTGCTTAACAACTTGGGTGCCAACAGTGAGCTGCTGTTATGGGTCGTATATCACCATAACAGGAAAACAGTGTAAATATACGAATTGAAAACTTTAGAGGAAAAGTGTATCAATTATATAACTTGCTAGTGAATTATTTAGAAACAATTAATAATTTGCAAGATTGTCAAATTGTCGGGAACCCCCTTAGAGCTTTAACTACTACTTATTTGTGGTGACATAAATAATACCATAGGATAATAACCGATGGCATAGTAAAAATGTTAAAGATTGGGCAATCCGCAGCCAACTATCTTAAATCAAAAAAATATAGAAACAAAAGCTAATAATATATATGGACAAATATGGTGAAATTTATTGTATAACTAGCCCTTCTGGTAAAAAATACGTGGGGCAATGTTTAAAACATTTATCAAATGGCCGAAAACATGGCTATATTGGTAGATGGAAAGAACATATTAGAGATTCTACTTATAAGAATTGTTGTAGATTGCTAAATGCATCTATTAGAAAATATGGTCCAGAAAATTTTAACATTGAAATTTTAAAAGAATGTCCAGAAGATGAATTAAACTATTATGAAAAATATTACATAACAAATTTAAATACAAAAAAACCAAATGGTTATAATTTAACAGATGGTGGAAATGTATGTAAACAATCAGAAGAGACGTGTGAATTAAAACGCTTAAGTATGATTGGAAAAAATTTAGGTAAGACTTATGAAAAACGTGCTAGAAAACGCACTGAAGATTCAGAATTGCCCAAATATGTAAGACATTATAGAGATACATCTGGAAAAGAAGGATATAGAATTAATAATCATCCAAATCTAAAAGATAAATCATTTTTATCAAAAAATGTTTCAATGGATGAGAAATTACAATTAGCTTTAAACTATTTAAACAATGTACCAAGCCAGATTTAAGATAAAGGTTCAACGAGTAGACGGCAGTCGGGAATCAATGAAGGAATTAAGCACTCCTGAGATTTCATAAGGTGTACTCTGGCCTGTGTACGAAAGTCATAGGATCATCGCAAGATGTTTACCTTAAAAACCTGTAGGGTAGAAAAACATCGGGGAATATCGAATCAATAAGATATTCATAAAACCCTTTGTGGCATTTGTCGTTTTTAGTTATTCGCGACTTAACCACTGATGTTAATTAGGGATGTTGAACAAATATAAATGTTTAACATGAAAACCCCTAGTGAGAAAATCAAACTGCTTGAAACCCCTAAAGCTTATTCTACTAAGCAATTTTTGTGAGAGAGTTGTGGCCAAGAAAAAAAACTTGGGTATAGTAAAAATGAATAAGATAATTTGAACTTTAACAAAAGTTTGAATAAATGGGCAATGAGCATCCAAGCTTCTTTTAATGAAATAAAAATGATATAAAAATAAATAGTATAAATAATAGTATATTCATAAAGATGGAAATTAATAATGAAATAGTAGAAAACAAACAATGTATTAAATGTGAAACTAACAAAAGTATTGATAAATTTAGACAATACGATAATAGTTCATATTCTAGTACTTGTAAAAAATGTTTGAATGAATTGGATAAAATAAGAAAGAAAAATCTAAGACAGAAAAAATTAGAAAATTCTTTGGCTACTTGTGAAAAATGTAATACAGAAAAAGTATTGCGTCGTTTTGCGAAGTTGAAAAAATTTTATAAAAAGAAAATTTGTTTAGATTGTTATCCAGAATTTTTAAAAGAACAAAAAACTGAATGGTGTAAAAATGATATAATAAAAAATAAAAATACAAATATGAACTACCGTATTAAAAAATCATTAGCAGCACGATTGAGAAATGTTCTTGATAAAGCAGATACTACTATGAATTATATTGGATGTAATATCCAATATTTTAGAGAATGGTTAGAATACAATTTTACAGAAGAAATGAACTGGGATAATTATGGTTCATTATGGTCAATAGACCATGTAATACCAGTATGTAAATTTGATTTGACTGTTGAAGAAGAAAAATTTAAATGCTGGAATTGGTCAAATATGATGCCATCCCTGCGGGAAGTAAAATACAATTCATCTAAAAAAAATATCATTATGGAACAAATAAATTATATTATGAATAAAATAGAAAAGTTTAAAGAAGAAGGTTCAACGACTAAATGGTTTTCGAGTGAATTTATATTAAATAATCAACTAGTTTTGAGTAAACAAAAATAAAACAAAATAATAAATTCATTTTAAGATATAGTCTAATCCTTATTGAAAAATAAGGTAGAGGAAATGTACAGGTAATCCTCAAATCACCTTCTGGAAGGTCACTTACAGAAGATACACAAACTTTGCCATCGAATCGATTGAGCAAACTTTCAACGGCCAAGCCGATTTTGGACGCAGAGTTCAGTGCGTTATCTCCAGAAATGGAGATCTCGCTTACAGAACCTATTTACAGGTGACTCTCCCCGAGATCAACCAGCTCATGGGAATTGCTTCCTTCGCTGTTGGCTCCGGTTCCGGTGTCTATGCCCGTTGGTTGGACTTCCCTGGTGAGCAACTCATTGCCCAAGTTGAGGTTGAGATTGGTGGTCAAAGAATTGATCGCCAATATGGTGACTGGATGCACATCTGGAACCAGCTCACCATGACATCTGAGCAACAGAAGGGTTATTTCAAGATGATTGGTAACACCACCCAGCTTACCTTCATCACTGATCCCTCTTTCTCTGAGGTTGATGGTCCTTGCGACTCCTTGGCTCCCCGTCAAGTTTGCGCGCCCAGAAATGCTCTCCCTGAGACCACTCTCTATATCCCTCTCCAGTTTTGGTTTTGCACCAACCCTGGTTTGGCTCTCCCTTTGATTGCTCTCCAATACCACGAGGTCAAGATTAACCTTGACATCCGCCCTATTGATGAGTGCTTGTGGGCTGTCACCACATTGTCTTGCAACTCCAACACATCCAACCCTATTGCCGCTTCTGGCCAATATGCTCCCGGACGCCCCGTCCCCGCTGCTATTGCCTACAATCAGTCACTCGTTGCTGCCTCTTTGTACGTCGACTATGTGTTCTTGGACACTGACGAGCGCCGAAGATTCGCCCAGAACCCCCACGAGTACCTCATTACCCAGCTCCAATTCACTGGTGATGAGTCTGTTGGTTCATCGAGTAACAAGATCAAGCTCAACTTTAACCACCCCGTTAAGGAGCTTATCTGGGTTGTCCAGCCCGATCAGAACGTTGACTATTGCTCATCCCTTGTGTGCGATGCTCTCTTGTTCAAGGTCCTAGGTGCTCAGCCCTTCAACTACACTGATGCCATTGATGCGCTCCCCAACGCCATCCATGCTTTCGGTGGTCCCGCCTCTGTTGCCGCTGATTCCCGTGCTTACATTGATGCTCGTGGTCTCTTCAACGATGCCGGTGCTCTTGACTATGATATCCCCTCTGGATTCACTGGATATTGGCACGGTCCCCAGAACCCCTACAATGAGGCCAATTTGGGAGGTGTTGCCGTCCCCCAGAACCCCGACCTCGGAGTTGACCCCTCTATCCTTGCTGCGCTCAAGGATCTTTCAGGTGGCCACCTTGATAACTCCACTGTCTCTGATGCCGGTACATTCGTTTTGACTGAGACCTCTTTGGACCTCCACTGCTGGGGACAGAACCCCGTCGTCACCGCTAAGCTCCAGCTTAACGGCCAGGATCGCTTCTCTGAGCGTGAAGGAACCTACTTCTCGTGGGTTCAGCCTTACCAGGCCCACACCAGAAACCCTGATGAGGGTATTAACGTGTACTCCTTTGCCCTCCGCCCTGAGGAACATCAACCCAGCGGCACGTGCAACTTCTCCAGAATAGATAACGCTACTTTACAGCTTGTCCTCTCCAACGCCACCGTTGAGGGAACCAAGACTGCCAAGGTCCGTGTATACGCGACCAACTATAACGTGCTCAGAATCATGAGTGGTATGGGAGGGT